CACACCCAAGCTTGTCTGGTAACCAGAGCAACCTTCTCGCCACAGCGGCTGACCTCAACGAAACTTCGCTTGAGCAGATGCTGATTGAGATTGCTGGTCTTACTGATGAGCGTGGTCTGAAAATCGCTGTACGCGGCATGAAGCTTATTATTCCTAAAGAGCTTCAGTTCATCGCAGAACGAGTTTTGAACTCAAACCTGCGTTCGGGCACTGCTGACAACGACAACAACGCCATGAAGAACATGGGTATGATTCCTGATGGAGCGGTGGTTAACCACTTCCTGACTGACTCAGACGCATACTTCATCAAGACTGATGCGCCTAACGGCTTCAAATTCTTCAACCGTTCGCCAATTAAAACGGCAATGGAAGGTGACTTTGACACCGGCAACATGCGCTTCAAGGCTAGAGAACGTTACTCTTTCGGAGTATCGGACTGGCGTTCAGTTTTCGGTACACCCGGAGCGTAAACCGTGCTATAAAGGGGTTGTCAGTTTCATACTGATTCCTCCCTTTAGACTTGGAAGGGGTAACGAAAGTTGCCCCTTTCTTTTTTTTCGGTAATAATGTATCCTGTCAATATCCCTGACAGCCGTATGGTACGGCTGACATAACCCACGACAGGAGATACATATGGGTACTACAACTTTCTCCGGCCCTATTAAAGCTGGAACCATCAAAGCAACCACGGGTACTTCCCTCGGTACAAACATCAAAAACACTGGTCAAGTCGTAATGGCGCAGACTTTTGCCGTCGATCTTTCTGGCGGTGCGGTAGCTGCTCAGGTTACGAATGTCGTTATTCCAGCAAACTCACAAATCATTGATTGTGTGATTGATGTAATCACCGCAGCAAACGCCTCTACCAACTTGAGTGTTGGTGATACGGTAGGCGGTGCAGCCACCATTCTAAACACTTTTGCAAGCGGAACCAGCGCGGGTCGTAAGTATCCGACTACGGAAGCTGGCGGCACCTTAGCGTGGGAAGACACAGGAACTGCGGACATTCGTTTGACCGTTACGGCTTCTGCGGCAACAAATGCTGGAGAAGTACGTTTTACTATCTTGTACCAGCAAAACAACAACCTCGCGTAATAGGAGGTAAACATGGCTGGTTCTGATGTAAGAGCGATTCGTTTGACTGCCACCGGCTCTGCCGGTGTTGGTCCCGCACGTATTCGACAGGTTCAAATCAAGACAACTACGGGATCACCGCGACTTACTATTACAGATGGTAATGGTGGATCGACCGTGCTTGACATGGACTTAGATGCTTCTGATACACACTCTGTAAACATTCCGGATGAGGGGATTAGGGTGTCAGACATTTATATTTCGTTGTTTACTGCGTGTACTTCTGTAACGGTGTTTCATAGCTAAGGTTTTATTATGGCTACGACAAAAGATGCGACTCGTTTACCGTCCGGAAGGATCAAGTATAGAGGAGAAACTTTTTCGGGCTACAACAAACCGAAACGGACACCGGGTAAAACGAAAAAAAGCGCGGTTCTTGCCAAAAAAGGCAACGAAATCAAGCTGGTAAGATTTGGGGACCCTAAAATGTCTATTAAAAAAGACCAGCCGGGTAGACGTAAAAACTTCCGTGCCCGCCACAATTGTGACACGGCAAAAGACAAATTCAGTGCCAGATATTGGTCCTGTAAAGCGTGGTGAGGGTGCAATGAAAGTGGAAGAAGTTTTAGCCAAGTTAGAAAAACACGAGGCCGAATGTAATCTCCGATACCAAAGGATAGAAGAACGTCTGGACGATCATAAAAGCAGCCTAAAAGCGTTGGATGTAAAGTTATGGGCGCTTGCGGTGTTGATTTTAATTGCGCCGTTTGTGCAGAAATTTCTGGGGTGAACGTATGGGATCAGTGGTTAGAACCGGACCTAAAAAAACAAAATGCCCTGACGTTACTTACATGCGCAAGGGCGGTAAGGTTTCAAAAAAATCAAAAGGGAGTAAGATTTGCCCCGAAGGTAAAGCGTGGGCAAAAAGAACTTTTGACACATACCCCTCTGCTTACGCCAATCTTGCTGCTTCTAAGTATTGCAAAGACCCTAATTATGCCAAAAAGTCAAAAGGTGGCAAAAGGAAGGGTAAGTAATGGGAAAGCTACAGGATTGGGTTGATGAAGATTGGGTCAGAATTGATAGCCAAGGTAACATCGCAGGCAAATGCGGCACTTCTAAAAATAAAAAGAACCCTGACCGATGCCTTCCACGATCTAAAGCACAGAGTCTCAGTAAGTCTGAAAGAGCTTCGACTGCTCGTAAAAAGAAGCGTGAAGGCTCTAAAGGAAAGCAAGTTGTTTCGAACACTAAAGCGGCCAAAGTAAAAAAGATGGCCACGGGCGGTGTTGTAGAAACCAAGCCCAAAAGACCCTTTCGGGGTAAAGCTAAACCCGGAAGCGCCATAGCCAGAGGCTGCGGTATGGTCATGAACAACAGGCGAAAGCGCACGAAAGGCTCGGTGACACAATCATGAACTTAGCTTTCTATGACCAGCCTACAGAAAGAGCCATTGTAAAAGAGATTATGCAATGGTCTGAAACCGCGTTAGAACAGCCCAGTCCTTACTTCAATAATTTACCGCCTTGTCCGTATGCGCGAAAAGCCTTTATGGACGAGAAGGTCGCTATTCTTTTTAAATACGACGATTCGTATCAAGCCTTATATTCTTGCATATCGCAATTTGACGACAATTTTGATTTAGCCATCATAATTGACCTGTGCAACAATAAAATCCCAGAAGATTTCCACGAATACTTTGAGTCGATCAACGAAGCTATAGCTAATGGCATGTTTATTGACAAAGATGTTTGGGTCATGGGGTTTCATTCGGATGACGAACCCAGTGATTTTGTACAAGATATTGAGTTTGACTACGAAGAAGAGACCGAATACTGCATGATATTCGTACAGCGTTTGTCGAAGCTACAAGAAGCAGCAGACAAGTTGGACAAAAAAGGATATTATGATAGTTATGATGGTGAGTACAATGTGTCTTACATTTACAAACAACGTGAGCAACTTTACAGGAGACTGAAAAATGGCGATGAAACCTAAAAAAATGCGTGGCGGCGGTGGTGTTAAGAAAATGCGTGGCGGCGGCATGGCAATGAAGCCACAACCAATGAAAAAAGGCGGCACCGATTTGGCTACGATACGAAAAATGGCCAAAGACAAGGGTTACAAACTGGTTAAGGCGTAATGACTTTATCTAACAGCAAAGATTTTGAACTAGACGTAGCAGAATACGTCGAAGAAGCGTTCGAGCGATGCGGTCTTGAGGTGCGTACTGGTTACGACCTCAAAACCGCTAAACGTTCGCTTAATCTTTTGCTGGCAGATTGGGCTAACCGCGGGCTAAACCAGTGGACAATCAAAGAGCGGACGCAGGCTTTAACCCAAGGAACAGGCGAATATGCGCTTAATGCGGATATTATTGACATTTTGTCTGTTGTTGTGCGTAGAAACGGAACTGATTATTCGTTAGAGCGTCTAAGTCGAGACGAGTATCTGACAATTCCGACAAAAACGACACAAAGCAGGCCGAACCAGTTTTTCTTGGATCGTCAACTAACGCCTAATTTGAAGTTGTGGCCTGTACCAGAAAACAGCACCGACGTTGTTTACTACAATGCGTTGACACGCATGGACGATGCGGACATTTACACCAACACGCTGGATATGCCTTTTAGGTTTTATCCGTGTTTGGCGGCGGGGCTGGCCTATTACATTGCTTTGAAGAGAGCCCCTAACCGGGTTCAGATGCTCAAGGCCATGTATGAAGAAGAGTTTGACCGCGCTGCAACGGAAGATCGTGATCGTTCGTCGTTTAACGTCGTACCTAAGTATGAATACTATAGGACGGGCTAATGGCAAAGTTTGCATCTGGTAAAAACTCATACGCAATATCCGACCGCTCTGGTTTTCGTTATCAATACAAATTGATGAAAAAAGAGTGGAACGGCTTGCTTGTGGGTCCAGATGAGTATGAGCCGAAGCATCCGCAACTAGGTCCTTTTAGAAAAGTAGTTGATCCGCAGGCTTTGCAGAACGCAAGACCGCAGCCGGACAACCCGACAAGCGCGTTTTTGGTGGTTACTACGAACGGCATTGTGTATTTGGGTAACGGCAACTGGAGTACCGGTGGAACGGCAGAAATGCCTTCAGAACTAGAAAACACCCCGGCTTTGCAAGGTGCGGTGGGCACAGTATCGGTGGTGACGCCATGAGTTTTACCTATGACCAGCTAAAAACGGCGATTCAAGATTACGCAGAGAACGACGAAACGTCCTTTGTGAACAATCTGCCCGTATTTATACGTCAGGCAGAGGAGAGAATCCTTAAAAACGTGCAGTTGAGCCTGTTCAGGAAGAACGTCAGCGGCAATATGACGCAGGCAAATCAATTTTTAGCCTGTCCGAGTGATTTTTTGGCACCTTTTTCGCTTTCTTTTACGGACGCAAGCAGCAACAAAGTATTTTTGGAGTTTAAGGACACCGATTTTGTACAATCGTTCAACCCAAACCCGGCTACAACCGGCGATCCGCGCTTTTATGCGGTATTTGACGTTGATAATTTTATTATCGGTCCTACTCCCGACGCTGCAAGAGCAGTGGAGCTACATTATTTCTATAGACCGGCAAGTTTGACGGCGGGTGCGGGTAGCGGCACCACATGGCTGAGTGAAAACGCTCAGATGGCGATGCTGTACGGCAGCCTGATCGAAGCCTACATTTATATGAAGGGCGAGCAGGACGTTATGGCGGCCTATGAAAAAAGATTTGCGGAAGCGATGACCGGCATGAAGATGCTGGGTGAAAACAAAGAAGTCACCGACGATTATCGCACCGGTATGCTAGTGAGGCCGAAACAATGAGCTTCCCAGCATTAGAACTAGATTTGAACTCTGATTTTAAGGTGGAAGTACACACCACTCAGAATCGTGGGTTTACTCCAGAGGAAGTTGCAGAGCGTTGTGCTGATAAGATCATATCTATCAGTGATTCTGCAAACCCTGCAATACAGGCACAGGCACATGCCTTTCGTAAGCACATAGTTAAAGTTTTAGAATTTTATATGCGCGAAGCGATAAAAAGTGATAGAACCACCGTGTACAATGCGATTAAGGATTCTGGGAATCACGAACTCGCGGAACTAATTAGGAGACTGTAACCATGGCTTTCAGCGGAAACTTCATGTGTACATCGTTCAAGAAGGAGCTATTGTACGGTGTCCACGACTTTGATCTCGCCAACGGCGATACATTTAAAATTGCTCTATATACAAACAGCGCCTCGTTTGATGCGTCTACTACTGCTTACACGACCTCTAATGAGGTAAGTGGCACGGGGTATAGCGCAGGCGGTGGGGCATTGACCAATGTTGACCCCACTTCGTCTGGAACTACGGCATTGACCGACTTCCAAGACGAAACCTTCTCCACGGCAACAATTACTGCACGTGGGGCGCTTATATATAATACAACTCCAAACACCACTTCTATTTCGGTAACCAATCCGTCGGTTGTTGTGTTGGACTTCGGCTCGGATAAAACGTCCACCGCAGGTGACTTTACGATTGTTTTTCCAACTGCCGATGCAAGTAACGCCATTATTCGGATAGCGTAATGGCTGACGTAATCGTCCCAATAGGCGGCTGGGGCCGCTCTGGTTGGGGCGAGGGCCCGTGGTCCCAGAGTGGTTTACCACAAGCGGCGGGCTCAGTAGGTTCTGTAACGGTTGTGGCGGAAGCCAACGTACCGGTTACGGGTCTACAAGCGACTGGTAACGTAGGTGGCGTAACAGTAGTTGCGGAAGCCAACGTAGCAGTCACGGGAGTTGCTGGCACAGGCCAAGTAGGCAGTGTCAGTATTACGGCGGCAGCCAATGTAAACGTCACGGGTGTGGCGGGCACAGGCCAAGTCGGTTCGGTCGCCATTACAGGTGATGCGAATGTCCCAGTTACCGGATTAGCCGGAACAGGAGCAGTAGGCTCCGTTACGGTTACCGCAGATGCAAACGTTAACGTTACGGGTGTGTCAGGAACAGGAGCAGTAGGCTCTGTAAGCGTCGAAGCGGACGCAAATGTACCTGTCACAGGATTAGAGGCCACCGGGTCTGTTGGTTCCGTAACGGTTGTTGCAAAAGCCAATGTATTCCCAATAGGTCTTGAAGCTACTGGTGTAGTAGGCACCGCCTCTGTAGATGGCGAGGCCAATGTACCAGTAACAGGCTTGTCTTCGACAGGCACCGTTGGATCAGTGTCAATACGAACTGGTCAGACTATTAGCGTCGGCGGGGTCAGTGGAACAGGTCAAGTAGGAAGTGTTTCTGTTAATGGAGACGCTTTAGTAAATGTAATAGGAGTCAGCGCAACAGGTAGTGTTGGTACTGTACTGGTTTACTCAAACATTGTCCCGGATCAAAATCCGGGTTATAGTGAGATTAATGTTAACCAGTCGCCATCATGGTCGGAGGATATACCAGCCCAGAGCGCAAATTGGACGCAAATAGCAGCGTGAGGATAAATTAGATGCCAAGTACCTATACAGTTAACCTCGGTATTGAGAAACCGGCTACTGGTGAGCAGTCGGGTACATGGGGCGACACTACAAACGTCAATTTCGATATTCTGGATCAAGCCATTAATGGCGCAGTACGGGTTACGCTTACTAGCGCGGGCTCTTCTGGTTCACCTAATGCACTTCAAATCACTAACGGTGCGACCTCAGACGGGCGCAATAAGTGGGTTGAATTTTATAGTTCAGGCGACCTTGGGGGCTCTGCTTACGTGCAGCTTGACCCAAATGACGCTGAAAAAATAGTTTTCGTAAGAAACAGTCTGGCAAGTAGTCGGTCTGTTATTCTTTTTCAAGGCACATACAACGCTGCGCGTGACTTAGAAGTCCCTGCGGGCGTTGATATGGTAGTTAAATTTGACGGTGGTGGCGCTTCTGCTGCTACGGTTACTGATGTTTACACTAATTTACGTGTAACAGCACTTACTACCCCATCTCTTATCGCTACAACTGCCGATATTAATGGAGGCACTGTTGATAACGCTGTTATTGGTGGTAGCACTCCAGCAGCCCTTACTGCCACAACTATTGTAGCTAA